GGACGAGTACACGCCCAGCCGCGGAGCCGACAAGCGCGCGCGGATCAACTCCGTAGCCGACATGTTTGCCTCCGGCATGGTGTGGGCCCCCGACAGGCGTTGGGCGCACGCCGTCATCGACGAGATCGCTGAGTTCCCAAACGGGGAGCACGATGAAAATGTTGACTGCTGCAGCCAAGCCCTGATGCGCTTTCGTGCCGGCGGGTTGATCCGCCTACAATCCGACCAAAAGGACCCGCCGGTTGAGTACCGCCGGCGCACCGCTGCCTATTATTAAGGACCGCTATGGCCACGAACATTGACAAATCTTTCTACCAAGCCCCTACAGGCGCGGACGCCGCGGATGACACGGGCCTTATGGCCATCGAGATTGACCTCGGAAGTCCTGAAGACGTGCTGGAAATCGTAGATGACACCCCCGAAGATTTCAACGCCAACTTGGCCGAAGAGATGGATGAGGGGGACATGTCCAGTATGCTGTCGGACCTCGATGCGGACATCGACAACGACAAGGCGTCCCGCAAGGAGTGGGAGAAGGCTTACACCGACGGTTTGAAGTTGCTGGGGCTGCAGATCGAGGAGCGCACAGAGCCGTGGTCCGGCGCGTGCGGCGTGTTCCATCCCATGATTACGGAGGCCGTGGTGCGGTTCCAGTCGGAGACCGTGACGGAGACGTTCCCGGCCGCGGGCCCGGTGCGTACCAAAATTATCGGCAAGGAAACGCCGGAGAAGAAGCAGTCGGCGGCGCGCGTCGAGACTGACATGAACTATCAGCTAACCGAGGTGATGAAGGAGTTTCGCCCGGAGCATGAGCGAATGATGTGGTCGCTGCCAGCTGCTGGCTCATCGTTCAAGAAGGTCTACTACGACCCGAGCCTGGGCCGGCAGGTGTCGATCTTCGTTCCGGCAGAAGATATGCTGATTCCGTATGGCACGTCAGACATGTCCATGTGCTACCGCGTAACACACCTGATGCGAAAGACGAAGAACGAGCTGCGCAAACTGCAAAAAGCGGGGTTCTACCGGGACTTTGATCTGCCGGACCCGCCCAAGGTGTCAGACGAGATTCAGCAGGCCAAGGACAAAGAGACGGGCTTTAGCGACATCAACGACGACCGGTACATCATCGCCGAGAGCCATGTGGACATGGACATGCCGGGGCATGAAGATTTGGATGCCGACGGCGAAGAAACGGGCATAGCGCTGCCGTATGTGGTAACTTACATCAAAGGCACCAACGACGTGCTGGCGATTCGCCGCAACTGGGAGGAAAACGATGCCCTGCAACTTAAACGGCAGCATTTTGTACACTACCAGTACATTCCCGGCTTTGGTGCTTACGGCTTCGGCCTCTTCCACCTCATCGGTGGTTTTGCCAAGTCTGCCACCAGCATCATGCGACAGCTGGTTGACGCTGGCACGCTGTCTAATTTACCGGGAGGACTTAAATCCCGAGGACTTCGCATTAAGGGTGATGACACACCGATTGCCCCCGGAGAGTTCCGCGATGTAGACATCGGTTCAGGTACGCTGCGCGACAGCATCCTGCCGCTGCCCTACAAGGAGCCGTCGGCGGTTCTGTACTCGCTGCTGCAGAACATCGTAGACGAGGGCCGCCGTTTCGCCTCGACCGCGGACATGAACGTGGGAGAGATGTCGGCCAACGCGCCCGTCGGCACCACGCTGGCGCTGCTGGAGCGCCAGCTGAAGATCATGACGGCGGTGCAGGCGCGCGTGCACTTCAGCTTCAAGCAGGAGCTCCAGCTGCTAGCGGGCATCATCCGGGACTACACGGAGCCGGACTATACGTTTGAGCCGGACGTGGGCGGGCCGCAGGCCAAGCGCACCGACTACGAAGACGTGGACATCCTGCCCGTGAGCGACCCCAACGCGGCAACCCTGAGCCAGCGCGTGGTGCAGTACCAAGCGGTGCTGCAGATGGCACAGATGGCCCCAGACATCTACGACATGCCCCAGCTGCACCGGGCCATGCTCGAAGTTATGGGTGTAAAGAATGCCGACAAGCTGGTGCCGCTGCCGGAAGACCAGAAACCGAAAGACCCCGTTTCGGAAAACATGGCGCTGCTGCGGCTAGAGCCAAGCAAGGCGTTTTTCTATCAGGACCACCAAGCGCACATCGCCGTGCACATGGCCATGATGCAAGACCCGACGGTGATGCAGCTGATTGGCCAGAACCCCAAGGCGGGGCAGATTCAGGCCGCCCTGACAGCGCACGTTGCCGAGCACGTAGGGTATGCCTACCGGGCACAGATCGAGCAGCAGTTGGGTATGCCACTGCCCCCAGAAGACGAGAAGCTGCCCCCACAAGTGGAGCTGGCGCTGTCGGGCATGATGGCGCAGGCGGCGCAGCAGACGCTACAGCAGAACCAAGCGCAGGCGGCGCAGCAGCAGGCTCAGCAGCAACAGCAAGACCCTGTGGTGCAGATGCAACAGCAAGAGCTGCAAATTAAGCAGCAGGCCCTGCAGATACAGCAGCAGGAAGTGCAGATCAAGGCCCAGCAGGCCCAAGCGCAAGCTCAGAACAAGCAGCAGGAGCTGCAGCTGAAAGCGCAGATTGCCGAAAAGCAAATCCAAAAAATAGGAACGGATACAGCGCTGTCACTGGCCAAGCTGGAGCTAGAAAAAGAGCGCATGCAGGGCGAACGGCAGGCCGAGCAAGTAAAGATGAATGCGCAGCAGACCCAGGCTGGCGTGCAGATGGGGGTCGATATTGCCAAGCACAAAGCTACCGCCGATAAACAGAAACCCACGGAACAGACATGATCCATAAATTCGCCAGCGTATTGCGCACACAGATACGCACGGACATGAACAACTACGCAGACGACTGCGCGGGTGGCGGCTGCGCCACTATAGAAGAGTACCGAAAACTTTGCGGGGTGATTCAGGGCCTAGCCATCGCAGAGCGTTATGTTATAGACCTGCTTGAAAAACTGGAGAAGCAAGATGAGTAATTTGTTGTTGGTACCGACGGAGGGGCTGCTTTTGCCGCCGGGCGTAGCAATGCAAGAGAGTACGGAGCCGCGCGCCACTGCCATGCCCAACCCTACCGGGTGGAAGCTGTTGTGTGTAGTCCCCGAAGCAGCAGAGACTTTTGACGGGTCGGCGCTCCTGAAAGCTGACGCGTACATGAAGAGCGAAGAGGCCGCCACAACGGTGCTGTTTGTTGTGAAACTAGGTCCAGATGCGTATTCAGACAACGCAAAATTCCCGACGGGCGCATGGTGCAAGGCAGGTGATTTTGTGCTGGTTCGTACTTACTCAGGTACGCGATTCAAGATTCATGGCAAAGAATTCCGGTTGTTGAACGACGACCAAATCGACGCTGTGGTCGAAGACCCCCGTGGCATTACACGCGTTTAAGGAGCAAGAAATGGAAGAATTTGAGTTTCCGGACGAGATCGAAGCCAAGAAAACGGGCAAGGCCGACGAGTTTGATATTGACGTTATTGATGACACGCCAGAGCCGGATAAGGGCCGGCAGCCCCTCACCAAGGCCGTCCAAGACCCTTCCGACGCTGAAATCGAGTCGTACTCGGCCAATGTGCGTACCCGCATCAAGGAACTCACGCACGCGCGCCATGACGAGCGCCGCGCCAAAGAGACCACCATGCGGGAGAAGCAGGAACTGGAAAACTTCACGCAAAAACTGCTGGAAGAGAACCAGAACCTGAAGAAGTACGCCGACAACGGCAACCAGAACATGGCCGCCCACGCCAAGGGCGCGGCCGAGCAAGAGCTGGCCAACGCCCGGCAGCGATACAAGACTGCGCAGGAAGCATTCGATACCGACGCCATCATTGAAGCGCAGGAAGCGTTCACTGACGCGAAGATGCGGCTCGAAACAGCAAAGAATTATCGTCCGACCCCTTTACAAGTTACCTCGGATGCTGTACAAACGCGGCAATACGCAAACAAATCAGCAGAACCGGACGAGCAATCTCTGCGCTGGCAGGCAAAAAACCAGTGGTTCGGTTCTGATGGGTTTGAAGAAGTTACCAGCTTCGCACTAGGGCTGCATCAAAAACTAGTAAATTCGGGTGTAGACCCGCAAAGTTCTGATTATTTTGAGAGAATTGACGCGCGCATGCAGTCAACTTTTCCCGAAGTGTTCGGCAACGAAAAGACGGCAAACAGCGCGAATAGGCGTCCAGCTTCCGTTGTTGCCCCCGCGAGTCGGTCGTCGGGAGTACGGCGTGTTCAACTGACCCAATCTGCCTTGGCAATTGCGAAAAAGTTTGGACTCACCCCACAACAATATGCTGCGCAAGTGGCTAAACTGGAATCTTGAAATGGCTGAAACCCGCACCCCCCGTGACCTCGTGTCCCGCGAAAAAGAAGTTCGTGAAGTGTACGTACCGCCTAACAATCTGCCCGACCCAACACCCGAGCCGGGTGTCGCGTACCGCTGGATTGCCACCCATGTTCTAGGGCAGGCCGTGCCTACCAACGTATCTCTGAAGCTACGTGAAGGTTGGACGCCCGTGAAGGCAGAAGATCACCCAGAGCTGATGCTTTTTGGTGCTTCGGCCGGAGGAAATGTGGAGATAGGCGGGCTGATGCTTTGCAAAATGTCAAGTGCCAAAGCGCGTAGTCGTGACGAGTATTACCAGAAGAGCGCTGCATCGCAGATGTCTTCGGTAGACAACAACTTCATGCGCGAAAACGATCCGAGGATGCCGTTGTTCAGTGACAGAAAGAGCACCGTCAGCTTTGGAAAAAACCTGTAAGTTCTAGGAGTACCTCATGTCCTCAAGTGCTACCCCTTATGGCCTAAAAGCCGTAAACGAGTTGGGCGGGCTGCCGTATGCTGGCAGCACCCGATCCTTTCTCATCGATCCCGCCGGCTACGCCAGCAACATCTTCTTCGGACAGGTTGTTGCAACGAACGCCGCGGGTTACCTGAACGTCGTGACCGCCACGGGCGCGGACGGCTCCACCAATGCATTCCCTGCAGGCACTGTCGGCGTTTTCGTTGGCTGCCAGTACGTGAATGCACAAGGTCAGACGATCTTCGGTCAATACTACCCTTCTGGCACCACGGGTGTCGTGATGGCGTATGTCATTGACGATGACCGTTGCGTTTTCCAAGTGCAGGCAGACGGCTCTCTGGCCCAAACCGCTCTCGGCCAAAACGTGTTTTTCGCCGCCGCCCAAAGCGGCAGTACGGGCTCCACCCAGAACGGCAACTCCACCTCCGCTGTCAGCACCACCAGCCAAACCGCTGCTGCTGCCTTCCGCGTCGTCGGTTTCGTCAACATGGTGGGTTTCTCTGTGGTCGGTGACGCGTATACGGACATCCTCGTGAAGTTCAATCCGGGTCAGCATTCCTACAGCAACGCCGTCGGCATCTAAGGAGCTAAATCATGGCAATCTCACGCGCACAACTACTCAAAGAACTGCTCCCCGGCCTGAACGCGCTGTTCGGCCTGGAGTACGCCCGCTACGGCGAAGAGCACAAGGAAATCTACGAGACCGAGAGTTCCGAGCGATCTTTCGAGGAAGAGACGAAACTGTCTGGCTTCTCCGCTGCACCTGTCAAGAACGAGGGCCAATCCATCGCCTATGACAATGCGCAGGAGGCGTGGACGGCTCGTTACAACCACGAGACCATCGCAATGGGCTTCTCCATCACGGAAGAAGCGGTCGAGGACAACCTGTATGACGCTCTGAGCGCCCGTTACACCAAGGGTCTGGCCCGGGCAATGGCGTACACCAAGCAGGTCAAGGCTGCCGCGATCCTGAACACCGCTTTCACTGGTTCGGGCAACCCTACCTACGGTGATGGCGTGGTTCTGTGTTCGACAGCCCACCCGCTTGTTTCTGGCGGCACCAACAGCAACCGCCCAGCGACGAGTGCTGACCTGAATGAAACCTCTTTGGAAAACGCAGTGATTCAGATCGCCGCGTGGACCGACGAGCGCGGACTTCTGATTGCGGCCAAGCCGAAGAAACTGGTGATCCCGCCGGCTCTGCAGTTCGTTGCTACTCGTTTGCTGGAAACCAACCTCCGCGTTGGCACTGCAGACAACGACATCAACGCGATCAAGAACAACGGTTCTATCCCCGACGGCTACTGCATCAACCACTATCTGACGGACACCAATGCATGGTTCCTGATGACGGATGTACCTAACGGCCTGAAGCACTTTGTGCGTACGGCCCTGGACACCAAAATGGATGGTGACTTCGATACCGGCAACGTGCGCTACAAAGCGCGCGAACGGTACTCGTTCGGCGTCTCGGACAGTTTGGGCATCTTCGGATCGCCCGGTTCGGCGTAAAAGTAAGGGTTTACCCTTACTAAAAAGGCCCTTCGGGGCCTTTTTTGCGCCTGTTGTTTTTTGCCGCCGGCCGTGGTATAAACAGGTATCCGGGCCCACTCGGTTATGCAAACTGCCCCGGCAGATGAACCTACCAATTGCATGACCTTAAAGTAGGAACACATCATGTCCTCAACGACTTTTAGCGGCCCGGTGACATCCACCAATGGTTTTGTCGGCCCGATTTTTGGCCCGCTACTCAACCCGGCTATTACGCACACTATCGCGGCCCTTAACGCTGCCAATGCCACCGCAACGCTGACGGCGGCGCAGGTAGCTACTGGCTACATCACTTCAACTTCTGCCGCAATCACCGGCCTCACCCTGCCTACCGGCACGTTGTTGGGCGCGGCGCTAGGTGCCGTAAGAGGCACGGTGTTTGACCTGTATATCGACAACACCGCGGGCGCGAGCACCATAACCATGATTGTCGCAGTTGACGGAATAATTTCCGGTGCGGGCGTTACCACTGCGGGCTCTTTTGGTGACGTTAGTGTCGCCGCGGGCCCGACCGGCTTGGGACGTTTCACCCTGATGTTCTCCAGCGCCACAGCGTACGTTTTCACGCGCACGGCGTAAGACATATCTGCCTCTTTGGTGGGCCAAAGAGGCAGCGTAAAAAACTCGGGGTACTGATATGCAACAGACTGACGTTAGCGCGGCGACTTGCCCGGCTAGTACAGCCACCACGGTGTATGCGGGGCGCGTTCGACTGAAGGCGCTCAGTATCAGCGCAGCTGCTGCTGCCACTGTCACGGTGTTGGACGGGGGCACAACGCTGTTTGTGTACACGGCGACCGCAGCTGGTCCAGTGTATATGCTGCTCCCTGGTGAGGGAGTCCTGTGCAGCACCAGCCTAATAGTAACGTGTTCAGCAAGTGCTTCTGCGGTGGCATTCTATGGCTAAAGCAGCCCCCAAGCTGTCCGTCGGGCGCGGCGAAAAGCTCGCTACCTCCAAGGGCGCAGGGCTTACGGCTAAGGGCCGCGCCAAGTACAACGTAGCAACAGGCAGCAACCTCAAGGCACCACAGCCAGAAGGCGGCGCACGCAAGAACTCTTTTTGCGCACGGATGTCTGGCATGCCCGGCCCGATGAAAGACGAGAAGGGCCAGCCTACGCGCAAGGCCGCGTCGCTGGCGCGGTGGAAGTGCTAAGGAGCAAACATGGAATCTGCAAAAACAGACAAGGCTCAAGACAAGGCGCTCATCAAAAAGGCTTTTCGAGAGCACGATGCTCAAGAGCACAAGGGCGGTTCGGGTACGGTGTTAAAACTTTCAAGAGGTGGTGGTATGGCTAAAAAAGGCGTTAATCCGTTTGCCAAGTTTGAAAAATCAGGCAAAGACGTGGAAGTCAAGGGCAAAGGCAAGGAGGGCTCCAAAAAAGAGAAGGCCTTCGACAAGAAGCAGATGGGCATGGCCAAGTATGCCAAAGGTGGCGGCATCGAGGTCAAGGGCAAGACTCGCGGCAAAATCTACTAAGGAGCCCAACATGGCACAGAACCCCAACATCGATGATGACACCCGTGCGCGCGCACGAAAGTTTGTTGACGACAACGCCCGCGATGCTGACGTTCCGGCGGCAACCAAAGCAAAGACAGCGATCGTCACAAAAAAACAGCTGGCGGAGTCGGGGTTTGACAACCTGCGCGACTACCTGAACGCGCAGAAAGGGCTTACCCGTCGCGGAACCCGCGCGGCCCCTGCGGCCGACTACAACAACGAAGGCCGGGGGCGCGTCAAACCTGCGGCCGACTACAGCAACGAAGGCCGGGGGCGCGTCAAACCTGCGGCCGACTACAGCAACGAAGGCCGGGGGCGCGGCAAACCTGTGGCGCTGACCACCGAAGAGATGCTGGCGCAGATACCCACGGGCGGAAAGCCCGGCGCGGGCCCGACACCAACAGCGGACGGCGAAGAGACAAGCAGCTACCGAACGGGGTCGGAAACGGGTGACAACGCGGCCAACCTCATGATGGCACTATCTATGGTTCCGGGCATAGGCCCGCTTGCGCGCGAGGCAGCCATGGGACGTATGGCCAGCCGCGCTCCGGCCGCGGTCAACCGCGCGAGAGCCAGTCGGCCGGCGGCCACGGTACGGGCAATCAAAAACCGAGCCAACTTCAAAGACGCCGCCGAAGCCGGAATGAAACACGGCGGTAAAGTTGCCAAGTACGCCAAGGGCGGCGCTGTAACGTCCCGCGGCGACGGCTTGGCACAACGCGGCAAGACTCGCGGGACGATGCGGTAATGACCACTTCAGGCGTGGCTGCGTTCAATATGGACCTCACCGAGGTGTGTGAGGAAGCGTTTGAACGCGCAGGTTCGGAGATGCGAACGGGCTATGACCTTCGCACGGCTCGCCGGTCGCTGAACCTGCTGTTTGCAGACTGGGCAAACCGCGGCATAAACATGTTCACGATGGAGCAGGGCTCCGTTTCGCTGGTCCCGGGGCAGGCCACGTACGCGCTGCCGGAAGATACCGTCGACCTGTTGGAACATGTCGTTCGTACGGGAATAGGAAGCGCGGCCACGCAAACGGACCTGACTATTACGCGGATCAGCGTATCGACGTACTCCACCATCCCGAACAAGCAGACGCAGGCCCGCCCCATCCAAATCTGGATCGAACGGCTAAATACCCCGCAGTTCACCCTCTGGCCGGTCCCCGACAGCGCGCAGGCGTACACGCTTGTGTACTGGCGGCTGCGACGCATTCAAGACGCTGGCGAGGGTGTGAACACGATGGACATGCCTTTTCGGTTCCTGCCATGCATGGTTGCCGGTCTGGCATACTATCTGGCGCTCAAGGTTCCTGGCGGCATGGATCGTCTGCCGATCTTGAAGGCGCAGTATGATGAGGCTTGGCAGATGGCCAGCGACGAGGACCGCGAAAAAGCCAGCGTGCGGTTTGTCCCGCGGCAGATGTTTATCGGCTAGCAGATGGCTAACCAGTTTTCCTCAGCCAAGCACAGCATCGCAGAATGTGATCGCTGCGGCCAGCGGTACAAGCTGAAGGCGCTAAAGAACTTGGTCATTAAGACCAAGACCGTTAACATCATGGTATGCCCGACATGCTGGGACCCAGACCAGCCGCAGCTGCTGCTGGGCATGTACCCTATTTCCGACCCGCAGGCGGTACGAAACCCCCGGCCGGACCAGTCGTACTACCAGTCAGGCCAACTGGCGAATGGGGCTCTTGGCGAAGGCAGTCGTGTTTTTCAGTGGGGCTGGAACCCCATCGGCGGGGCGAGGCAGTTCGACACAGCGCTGACACCAAACAACTTGGTGTCCACTGCGGCTATGGGCACAGTAGTGGTAAGTACAACGTAGGATTCGATATGAAAAAGCAAGCGGACAAGACAGCGCCCGTTCAAAGTGGCGGCAAGCCGTCAGGCGGCACCAAGGGCGGCAAGACCAACGAGCAGATGTTGGCAATGGGCCGCAACATGGCCAAGGCAGCTGCACAAAAGAAGGGGGGCTAGTATGGCCACGTTCAGTAAAAAGTTCAAAGGCAAAGAGATTGGCGACGCCGCCGTCTATGCCAAGCCGCACACCATGAGCGGTAAAGCCGTCGGCATGGAAAAAAACCCCGGTAAGGAGCCAAACCTCGGCAGACTGGCCGCCCGCAGCATGAGCGTTGGCAACATCAGCACGACGACAGGCGATGCTCCGGCCAAGACCAGCGGCATCAAGATACGCGGCATCGGCGCAGCAGAACGCGGCGTGATGGCCCGCGGACCCATGGCGTAACCATGACCTACGACGAGCTTGTCACCGCAGTCTCTGATTACTGCGAGAACACCTTTGTAAACACCGTGGCGCGGCCTGACATGGATACCATGATTAAGCAGGCGGAGCAGAAGATTTACAACACGGTGCAGCTTGCCAGTCTGCGCAAGAACATGACAGGCACGATCAACGCCAACAACAAGTACCTTGCGTGCCCGCCAGACTACTTGTCCACGTACTCGTTGGCGGTAGTCGAAGACTACGGCTTGGCTACCGAGAAATACACCTTCTTGCTGAATAAGGACGTGAACTTCATTCGGGAAGCGTACCCGAACTCGAAAAGCGTAGGGCTTCCTAAATACTACGCGATCTTTGGGCCGTCGGTAGCTGGCGTGGTGGTTGCCACAGAACTGACGCTGATAATGGGGCCAACGCCAGATGCGACGTACACCGCCGAGCTTCACTACTACTACTATCCCGAGTCGATTGTGACTGCAGGGACTACGTGGCTGGGTGAGCACTTCGATTCCGCGCTGCTTAATGGCACGCTCGTGGAGGCCATCCGTTACATGAAAGGCGAAGCCGATTTGGTCACCCTCTACCAGACAATGTACAGTGAATCCATCTCCCTGCTCAAGAACCTGGGCGACGGCAAGCAGCGGGCAGACGCCTATCGTGACGGTCAACTCAGAATTCCGGTGCGCTGATGATTACTCAAGGCCAAACAGACAGCTTCAAGGCAGAGCTGTATCAAGCAATCCATGACCTACCCGCGGACACGCTGAAGATAGCGCTGTACACGGCCGCGGCATCGCTACCGCTTAGTACGCTGGTTTACTCGCCCGCCGAAGAAGTTGTGGGGGCAGGGTATACCGCAGGCGGGTTAACCCTAACGAATGTTACCGTTGCGTATTCCGGCAGTACGGCGTACGTGAGCTTCGACAACCCCGCATGGGCAGGGTCTAGCATTGTCGCGCGCGGCGCGCTCGTGTACAACAACAGCAAGGCCGATCGGTCTGTGGTCATCATAGATTTTGGCGCGGACAAGACCAGCAACGCCAGCACCTTTACCATCGCACTCCCGGCAAACACTGCGGCCAGTGCCCTGATACGCTCTGTTTGAGGAAATTGACATGCTCATTAATACGACCAAAGGTGATATGGACGCCGCCATGCTTGAAAAGCGCGAGGGTTTCGTCGATAATGCCCACGAGCACACCAACTGGGTAGAATACTGGCTGGACGGGGAGCTTGTCCACCGTTCTGTGCACGTACACCTAAAAATAGGCGCGGCCGCCGAAGTTACTGCGGCTATGTTCGCATAAGGGGAAATATCATGGCGAACACGCAAGCACTGTGCACCAGCTTTCTTGGGCAACTGCTGGTAGGCGGGCATCAGTTCGGCGCTGTTACGCTGGCGTCAAGAGGCAGTCTGACCGTGCCCACTAAGGACACGTTCAAAGCAGCGTTGTTTCTTGCGTCGGCAACAGTCAATGCCTCCACCGCTGCGTACTCAGCCTCGGGCGAAGTCTCCGGGGCAGGCTACGCGGCCGGTGGCATTACCGTAACCAACGCAGTGGGCCCGGCCAGCACCAACGCATCGGCAACTGCGGGCACCGCGTACTGGACGCCATCGGCGTCGCTGTCGTACACGTCGGTGACGCTGGCCACGGCCTTCGACTCCGTACTGATCTACAACAGTACGCAAGGAAACACGGCTGTCAGCGTACACACCTTTGGCTCACAGACGGTAACCGCAGGTACGTTCACACTGACGATGCCAACAAACGCGACCACCACGGCACTGCTGCGATTGGCAACAACGTAAAAGGCAGCCATGTCGCTCGGCTGGGGCAATGACGCATGGGGTGATAATGGCTGGGGCGGAACGCTAGAGGCTGCGGGAGTAGCCGCGGCCGGAGCCGCAGGCACGACAGCCCCCAGCATCGTGGTGGCCCTTACCGGCGCAGCAGCGGCCGGCGCAGTCGGTACCGCGGGGACTAGCCGCAGCAAGGCGCTTACCGGCGCAGCAGCGGCCGGCGCAGTCGGCACCCCAGGGGTAGCCCGCAGCAAGGCGCTTACCGGCGCAGCAGCGGCCGGCACGGTTGGTACCGCGGGGGCAGCCAGCAGCAAGGCTCTTACCGGCGTAGCGGCGGCCGGCGCAGTCGGTACCGCGGGGACTAGCCGCAGCAAGTCTCTTACCGGAGTAGCGGCGGGCGGCGCAGTCGGTACCGCGGGGGTAGCCCGCAGCAAGTCTCTTACCGGCGTAGCGGCGGCCGGCGCAGCCAGCGGAGTTACCGCGCTAGTTACGCTGGGTAGCGTCATCGCCGTAGGTACGGCAGGCAGCACCGGAGTCACCGTCTCGGTGGCTCTTACAGGCGCGGCCGCAGCTGCCGCGCCGGGTACCGTCGGCCACAGCAAGGACGTAGCCATTACGGGGGCTGCAGCAGGCGGGGCTGTCGGGTTCGTCGAGGCAAGCCGCAGCGTGGCTTTGATGGGTGCGTTTAGCGCAGGTCTTGCGGGCAGCCTCGGAGTAGTAAATTGGCTTCTGATCGACGATGCAGAGGCGGCAAACTGGACACCGGTGAATGCGGCGCAAGCGCCTAGCTGGGCCATCACGGACGACACACAGACCCCTGCGTGGGCGCTAGTGAATGCGGCGCAAACGCCTAGCTGGGCCGCCCTAGACGACACACAGACCCCGGCGTGGGCGATAATTGACACGGAAGTAACGTAAAGGACACGAAATGGCAACAGCAAATACTACCCTCTTGGGCCTTGCGCTTCCGGTAACCGGGGAACTTTCCGGCACTTGGGGTGACACGGTTAACGCCTCGATCACCGCGTTGCTCGACACCGCCGTCGCGGGAACCACCGCGCTCTCGACCGATGCGGACGTTACGCTAACAACCACCGTACTTGCAGCCAACCAAGCGCGGCAGGCGGTACTGCTGTGCTCCGGCGCGCGCACTGCGCTGCGAAATATTACGGCCCCAGCGCAATCCAAAACATACACGGTCATCAACGCCACTACGGGCGGGTTTAGCGTCGTCATCCGGGGCACGGGCCCGACCACAGGGGTAACAGTTGTTGCCGGCGAAGCAGTCGTAGTGGCGTGGGACGGAGCAGACTTCATCAAGATCAGCAGCAATTCTGTCGTTGGTGCGTTGACGGTATCGTCGTTGACGGACACAGGGCTTACGGCGTCCAGCGCAGTGGCCACGGATGGCAGCAAGACACTGGTTAGCGTGGCCAATACCGGAACCGGCAACAACGTGCTTGCCACGTCGCCTAC